GTTGGCGCCGATGCGCTCACCTGAAACGACCACCGCGCGGTTATCGCACAAGGTGCTGCTGTTGATGTCCTGGGCCACGTTGTCGTCACCCCGGTTGGAGTACAGGAACGTGTCAGTTGCACTGATCGACAGGTATGGGGAGCGGACAGTCGCCGCGCTGGTACCGGTCTGCCACAGCGTGCGGATCGCATTCCCTACGTTCGCGCGGCAGGCGATACCTACGAGGGCGTTGCCTGTGCCGGTGAAGTAGTTCTGATCCAGCGAGAGCGTCATGTTCGACGCACCAACGAAGTTCAGCGCATACCCGTTTGCAGTCGCAACTAGCGTTGGCCGTAGCCCCGCAGTCGTCTGCGTGAACACGCGGGCACCTACAGCGGCCGACCACTTGCCAACGGGATCACCGATGGTTGTAACTGGCACAGTGCCCGCACTGTCCTGCCACACGTTGGACAGGTCGTCCTTGATGTAGAACAGTTGCGAGCTACTTGTGGTAGCAGCGCTCACAGCGGCAGCATCCACGCCGGCCAAGGTAAGGCCCATGTGGAAGGTAAACGAGTCGATCTCGCTTTGCTTCGGCGTCCAGTTGCCAGCGTTGTTCTGGTTCGCGTCCGTCTTGAACCACAGTGCGTAAGCGTTCGGGTTGATAGAGTTCTGGTGGAACTGCCACCAAGTGAACGGCATGTTCAGTGCCATGCACAATGACAGCGCCCCATTCATCGCGGTCAGACCGAGGTTGTCCGAGGTGGTACCGTTACCCTCATCCTCGTTGGTGTTGCGACCAAGCTGCTGAATCAGGAACGGCTTGTTGTTTGTGACAACGAAGTCCCTGCAGATCTCGATAGTCGCAGCAATGGTGTCCTCGGCTTCGACCTTATTGGTCAGCGCGTCAATCGTGTAGATCACGTCGTTGCGGGCGGGGAACAGAACTTCGCTGACGGTGTATGCACTGTAGCTACCGCGGCCGCCGATCAGGAACGGGGTCGTCGGATCGACAGTACGGATGTTGTCGAAGCAGCGCTCATAGAACGCCTTCAGCGTGACGCCGTGACCGGAGTTGCTGCCAGTTGGCATCGGCTCAGGCATCACCTCGTAGGCCAGCACACGCTTGCGTGCGTAGTTGTCCCGCGCAATGCGGCGCCAGCGGGCGTGCCAGCGCGCTTCGTAGATCGCTTGATTGGCCGTGTCCGTCGTGTCGAACAGGTTCCAATCAGCGGTGCCAAGACCCCGGTTGCCGGCGGCATTGTCGGAGTCCATCGCGATGATGATCCACAGCCCTTGGGCTTCGAGCCAATCGAGTTCTTGTTTGAACTTCGCATAGTTGGCTACGTCGAAGTAGTCCTGCGCCGGGTCGATGCTGGCGCTGTCCGTGCCTGCATCGTAGTCATCACCATCGACACGAATGAGGATGCGAACAACGTTCGCGCCGTAGCTCTTGATGATCGCTGCATCGGGCTGGTAGTTCTCACCCCAGTTGCCTTGGTTGATGCCGTGAGGGAAGAAGGAAAGTCCGCCGGCGAGGATCTGCTTGCCGCTGATGGCAATCCGCTCGCCAAGACTGCGCACCTTCTGGAAAAGCACCTTGGTTAGTGAAAAGCCAAAGCCGAACATTAGAAGATCCCCACGAGCGTAGCAGTGCTGGTGCTGCGGAAGTATTTCGGCGACAGGGCCAGCCATTGGCCGGCCACTACGGCGAATGTGATGTTGTTCCCATCATCACCTGCGATTACTGCATTGCCGTCGGTGCTCACGTAGAGCGCGCGCGGCCGGTCGGCGAGTGCGTTGGTTGCGTGGCTGGTCAGGGCCGACCATCGCTGGCCGGGCGAGTCCGCCTCGATCCGATAAGGCTTTTGGCTCATCGTTGAATCTCCTTCGCCCACTCACGTAGCGCGGCCTTGTCGTCGTTGCAAGACCGGAGGGCCGTGCGAAGATCGAGGGCGTACTTAGCGAGTAGACCGTTTGTCGATACCGACGCCGCGGGCTCTTGGCAATCAGCCAGAAGCTCCGCAGGCGGCAGCTGGAATTGGGCGCACGAGGCGCACAGCAGGAGCGTCAGAGACGCCACCGCAAAGTCAGGGCGCAAACGCATCCTGCACCTCCTGTGGGACGGTTTCATCCGCCCAGGTAGGGTGGCCTTGACTGGCCCCCGAAAGCCGCGTGGCGGCCCGATCTGCGGCCTGCGCGGTCACTGCCTTGCGGCGTTCCTTGACCACGAGGGCGGCGCCGGTAGCACGCGCCCCGGCCTGAGCCGCTTTGGCATGGTCGAGTGCGCGTGCGAGGTGGCATTGCCGCCAGCCCATTGCGGCGCCGAACAGCGCCAGGGCCAACGTCAGATGCGCAACCCAGTGGTAGATCGAGCCAACGCCCGCCACTCCCTGAATCGCTTGCCGTGCGTAACCGCCAAGCCGTTGCAAGATTGCCATAGGTGCACCATTTCGTGAAGCAGGGCCGCACGTTGTTCGTCAGCCGTGAGTGAGTCCGAGACTTCGATCAGTCTGTCATGCGGATGGAAGTAACCCTCCACACCCGCATGAGCCAGACGGGAAAGTCGTAGCTCACCCCGGGGCAGCGGAGGCTCAAACAGCAGAGCGTTGAACTCGTCGAACCAGCCTAGCAGCCGGTCGCATACGCTGTCGCTGCGCGCTCCCGGCGAGTGATCAGCCCCGGCAACTTCTTGCCCTTCGCATAAACCCATCGTCCGAACTCCTGAGTTGCACCGCGACAGTCGCCTGCGTTGTGCTTGCGGACAAGCGTGCTCCCGCAGAAGTTCGCACGTCCGATGTTGAATGCTGTATCGACAAAGGCGTCGTACTGCTCCTGCGTCACAGGTTGCGTAACGCAAGCCTTAACTGCGCGCTCAGCGGTGCTGGTGTCTCGCTTGATCCGCTGTGCGCAGACCTCGGGAGGCATGTAGCGGCCAACGTCTGCGCGCGTCAGGCCCTCGGTGCTGCCAGCGCAGGCAGTCGGGATGCCAACCGGGTCGAGGTACACGTGATCCACGCTACCCTCGTTCATCAGGATGGCACCCCCGCCCGCAGCCGACAGTGACAACGCGCCCGCCAAGTAACGAACGCGTACCACCGTACGGATTGAGTCGAAGATGCGGCCCATTAGCTGACGATGGTGCCAGTGGTGGCCGAGAAAGCGGCCGCCTTGTTGCCGTTTAGGTCACGGATGCCGTCCGACTGCTGGGCGTAGGCCACCGTGAAGGCGGCTGCCACGTCTGCTGTCACGCGCACGTACAGCTTCCGGCCGTCAACGGCCCAATCGCTGATCGTCTTGGCCGGATTGAACGTCAGGCCCGAGGTGGCCGGGAGAAACTGCGGATCCAACCGGCGATCGAATTCGATCACGATCCAGGTCTTGTTTGCGTTGTAGGTCGTGATGCCCTTCAGCACGGGACCGGTCGAGTTAGACTTCACGCTGTGCGCAAGGCGTGCGGACTCATCGAGGAAGTCGCCCAGCTTATAGGCGATGTGGTTCGCGCCGGCACCGTCCATCGCCTGAGCGATACGATCCACGGACTGCAGAGCCTTGGTCACTTCACGGCGCAGATGCACGCCGCTGGTCAGGTTGCCCGGGTAGGGCAGGTCAGTAACTCGCATATTGATTCCTTTATTTGCGATGACGGAGCATGGAAGCCCGCGGTGAAGTGAGGGGCTTAGCACCAATTGATCTCAGTGCCTTATTCATGTTGTCGAGCAGCGCCCTCTCGTTCGCTTTTTCGACAGCCTTGGTCTGATCAAGCGCAAGGGACGCTTGGAACGCACGGACTAACCCTTCTAAGGCATCCACACGGTCATCATGGATCAGTGCGCCGCGTGCGCTGCTGATCTTGGCCAGTTGGTGAAAGAGGCTGTAGCTCTGCCTGAGCTTGGGCTCGTAGCGCATGCAGTCTAGCTCATCCTGCTCAACTACGTCAGGGCTGATGATGAGCGACCCGCGTCCCATTACTGGCGCGAGCGTGTTGATGATCCGGACTTCTTTCTGTCCAGACACCAAGTCCTCATCCACCTGAATGGGAGGCATGCCAGCAGCCTTAGCCGCCTTCTGCAAGATCGGAGTGAAGACCACAGCGAATGCGCCGTAGCCCATGTTCTTCTCGATGATCACCCGCGTCACGCGCTGCTTGACCAGCCGGTCGGCGAGGTCGTTGAGTTTGAACTCTTCGTACCCACCGGGTAGGCCGCCAGCAGCGATCACCATGATCTTGGAGTTCAGCATACCGCCAATGGCGTAGGCTGTTTCGTCGGCGTTGGCGCCGCCCGCGGCGGGGTCAATATACGCCGTGACGTGCTGAAGCCGGCCAGTCTCACGACTGGTCTCATGAGGCACCGTCAGATGGAAGGCGAAGCCCGCCACCTTGAATGGGATACGGTGCGTCGAGTCCATCCCGCGCACAACGCTGATCGGGTATACGTCATCGACGCCACGTAGGACAACCAGCAGTTCCGGCTTTAGCGGGAACCGCATCTTATCTAGAAGCTGCGTGTTCAGCATGTGCTGAAGCTGGAAGTACGGCGTACCCTGATCTCGCTCCTTCTTCTGGAGCTGATCCTCGTTAAGCAGTTGCGGGTCAATTGGCTTGCCCTGATCGAACAAGACACCGCCGCCCTTCTGCAGACTTGGGTCGATCTCCATGCGACGCTTAAGCAGCGGTGCGAGATAGTCCCCGTAGTGCTCCAACTGTTCGACTGATGGGTACCGGCCGGGCCAGATACGAACTGCCACGCCACGGGCCGGGAGGCCGTTGTAGATGGAGTCCCCCGTCTGCGGGGTACCGAGCCAGATGATCCGGCCCTTCTGTACGATGGAGGTAAAGTCCTTGGTCAAGTGCTCAAGCTGCGCGCGCTGCACAGGCGTCATCGAGTTCTTTGCAGATTCGATGTCATCGGCTAGCAGCAAGTCAGCCCGGTTACCCTGCAAGTTAGCAGTGATGCCCATGCACTTGACTGACGGCGACTTGTCCACGCCCTTGAGGCTATGGTGCACGTCGAATGCCTCGGTGCTAGCGCGGTCGCCGGATTGGCGATCAGGGCGCAGGCATTCGAGCACGTCCATGAACATGATCAACCGAACGATCAGCGTGCTGATGTCGGATGCTTGGCCGCCCGCGGCGCTCAGAATGAGCACGCGCAGCGCTGGCCGTTGAATGAGTGCCCACACGCAGAAGCATGCGGCGATGGTGGTCTTGGCCTGCGAGCGCTGGGCCTGGACCATGATGTCTTCGGGACCGTGCTCCATATAGTCCGCGATATCGGCCTGAATCTCGGTGACACCGAAACCCAAGTCATCCATCGCGTCCCGCAGGAAGTCTTCGAAGTGTTTGTAATGCGCCTGCAGTACGTGAAGCTTATCCCACCGCTGCTGCGCTTGTACTGGCCCTTCCATTACTGGACGAACGAGCCTTGACTCGCCGCGAAGTCATCGGCCGCCTTGGCCAGATCCTCAGGCGTCAGCCGGTTACGGCGCGCACGGAGTTGGTCATCCAAGTTCTTCAAACCTTCGTTGGTACTCGGGTCGGCGGTGATGTTGTTGTTCTTCAGGAAGGCGATAGCGGCGCCGATGTAGGCGGCCGGCGCAGTGATACGCACGGGCTCGCCCTCTTCAGAGCCAACCACTGCACCGTTGCGCAGGGTTTCCACGAGGACTTCGGCCACGGCTGCATGCAGGTTGCCGAGTTGTGTGTCAGTTGCCTTGGACATGCTTTTTTCCCCAGCGGTAGAGTGCACAAAGCACCCGCCACACGGCGGGCAATTTGTCGATGATCAGAAACACCGTGTATACGGCGGTGAGGACGAGTACCCACTGTGCGAGGGGGACACCCCACAGTGTGAGGGTGCCCACGCTCACCGAGGGCGCGGCAAGGGCCAAGTCTTTGAAGTGCTCGGCCATGTGCCGTTCTCCCTGTTAGGTGGCGTCGGTCCAGTAGTGGCCGCCGCAATTGAAGAAAGCACCTGCGATGCTTCCGGAGTTCAGAGCCAACTGTACTTGCCAGTTACCCGACCCATCTTTCGACAGGTAGGACTTGGTCAAGCTGGTGGAGGATGCGGATGCACCCATGTTCCCGCTGATCGCGCCGTCCGAGAACTCTGAGTCCCCCAGGCCAATCATAGTAGCCGGAAGCGGCATATCCGAAGGTAGAGGGAACAAGACGCCGATGTTACTCGCGCCTGCAACCGTCGCTTCGTAGCGTGCAGTCCAATGCACCGCATCGCCGATCTGCTCCCAGCGGTAGTGCTGGGCAACCGTGCCGCTAGGTGGCGTGCCACCAGACCAAGACACGCCGGTCAGCGAACCGTTTACGTTCTTCTTCGCCGACACGAGTCGGCCCGAGGGCGTGTACTTCGTGTCCCGACCCATGTACAGGTAAGACGGCTGCGCGTCACCGCCCATTGTGATGAAGCCAGACATCACAACCCGCGCGTCGGCGGCGCCATTGGCGATGAAGTTCGCGTCATTGAACAGGTCAAGCTCGGACGCAAAGTCTTGGTAGGACTTGAAGTTGCTTAGGTGCACGTAACCGCTAGGGTCAGTGAACAGCTTCGTCTTGAGCACCAAGCCATTGATGATACCACGCGTGGCGCAGTTGCTGAAGCAGATATTGTCGTTCTGATTACTGACCACGATCCGCGCATCTGCTGTAGAGCAGGACGAGTCGAAGTTGATCTCACACACGCCACCGAAGTCGTCGAACCATGCAGCCGATGTGGACGCCTTGGTGTCGGTTACTGTGGGCTCACCGTGCAGCTTGCTGCCGTAGATCCACCAGCTATCAGTGTTCATCGCCAACAGGGCCAGACCCGAGTAGGCCTCGATCTGTAAGGCATCCAGCACAACGTCAGACGAACCTGCGCCGTTGGACTCGTACCAATCGAACACAGGCACCGCGAACATTTCATCCGTCACTGTGTGCGTTGCAGTAACGCTCAGCGTCACGCGGTCAGCCGCCGAGTAGGTGATCTTGGCACGCAGAACGCCGTCACCGAAAGCCCCCGCCGCGGCGCCTTGGAAGGCAACGGTACGGCCGGTGTCGTCCGGGGTGAAGCAGTTCGCGTTAGCGATCCACAAGTTGGACCCTGACACGATGCCGCCGCGAGCGGGCTCGAAGCGGATGGCGATTGCCGTCTCGTTCAAGATCACGTCCTCAACGAGCACCTGAGTGGGGCTGTTGTACTGGATGATCCTGTGCTGTGCGCGCCTCGTGACATCGCTGGGCAGTGTAACGAACGTGCGGTTCACGTCCCCCGGCGAGAAGACCCCGCCGCCCGAGTTCACGTCAACGACGTTCCCGGTGATGTTGAATGTCTTGCCGGTCGTGGCCTTGTAGGTGAAGTGCTTGCCGCCGTCGAAGGAGACGTTGTCTCGGCCGCGAATGTTCTGCGCTGAGCCGAAGCTGCATACAGTGTTGTTCGTGCCTGCGAATCGGCAGCCGTCAATGCGGGACTCGCCCCATCCTTCGATGTGAATGAACTTCGGACAGGTGCCACCCGCTTGGCTGACGTGTGCGAAACCGCAGTTGCGGATGCTCAGCGGGGAACTGCGCAACGTACCGCCCGGGTCAACCGAGCGAATGAGTGCTTTGTCGGCGCCATAGAAGTTGCCGAGAATGATCGTGCTGAGCTGATCCGAGCCTTCGATGATCACGTCGCGACGCGGAGAACTGGCACGGAATACGTTCAGCTCGTCGTCGAGACGTAGCTTACCGCGAGGGAGGATGATCTTGAAGCGCGGCCAGCTCGTGTTGGCAAGCCCGTAGTTGTAGGCGTCCATGAACGGCTGCCACAAGTTGAGCGTGAACAGCCCAGTGCGCAACGCGAGCTTCTGCGCCATCGACATGAAGTCGGTAACGTAGATCTCAACCGGCGCACGCGAGTACATATCGCCGCCCTTGCCATCGTCTGTGGTCGAGAAGTCAACCGGGATCTGTGCAGCGGCCGCAGCGCTGTCAGCGGCGGCGTCGGCAGAGAGGGCAGCGGAGGTGGCGCTAGCGTCTGCAGCATCACGCGCTTCGAGAGCATCGTCGATGGCAAGCTGCGCGAGCGGCATGTCGTCTTGGTTCTCGGCTGCAACAAACAACCCTTGTGTTGCCGTGAGGTCCAGGCCATCACGGTCAATCCGAGCGCGAAGCGCCCAGTTCACCAGCTTCGCCTTAGGCGTCTGGCGGTAGATTGTGAACAGTTGACCATCGGCCAGTGCCGGGGTCAGTTGGAGACGAAAGTTCGAAACGAAGTTCGTCGTATTGATCGGGTACGGGGTTTCATCACCGTCCTCGTCGATCAGCTTGACCTTAACGTGGGACTTGTCGATGTAACCGTCCACAAAGCTAAAGTCCCACAGCGTGGTGGTACCGTCTGCCTCGTATGTCACGCTTGTGTCGCGTTGTAGCATTGATGTTCTCCGGTATGCATTAGGAGTACCGGATTGCCTGGGCCGAAGCCCAGGGTTCCGTCACTTATCCAGCGTGTTAATAACAGGAAGCAGATATGGCAGCTTCGCAAAGGGGAG